TGCGGCGACACCTTCTTTCAGGGAGTCTGGTTTGTCTACCCACTTTACGATCTCAAAGATTGGGTAGCATGTTGAGCCTTTGGTGAACTTAATCTCCTTGGCTTCTATCATTTTGATGAGTGGCATTTGGCCGTTTGTGCCTTGGCTTAGTTTCGGAGCAAGGTCTGTCAAGGCAGCCCACACGCCGGCGCCTGCCTGCTCCCACATGGCGACCTTGCCGCCGCCGATAGCACACTTGACCGAGAAGCCTTTCTTGTAGTCATCACCAGGCTTGCCCATCATTTGATTGACGGTTGGGTTCCACTTCCATTCTGGAGCTACGCCGATCATGCCGTCTGACTTCTGCCAGCCTGTCTTTAGGGTGTCCAAGTCAATGACGAAGCCGTTTGTTTGCGCAGCTTCAAACTCATCCTTTGCCGCGCCATCGCGGGTATAGAACTGCTTGGCGCGGACGGCGCCGTCCTGTGTGCCACGGGCTGACCATTGCAGGAATGTGTTAATATCGGAGCCTGATGCCCCTAGATCTATTTCAAACATTTTGTATCCTTTACGTTGTTTGATTGTTGGAGTTGTTGTGCGCGTAACCCTGCGCTGGGATTAGATGCCATACATTTCTTCCCGCAGATCTTCTGCCCCGTTCCAGTAGAACGAGTTAGGGTTGACGGGTATGACCTCTCTAATATCTTCCGCGCTGCCTGCGCGCAGGAACTTTTCAAGCCGAGCGATCTGCTTTTTAGCCTTGCCAAGAATCTCTGTTGGATCGCCGTCTTCAAGCATGTTTGTTTTCTTTGATGACACATAAAGAAACTTGACCACTTGGTTGCCTCGGGCCTTCTGGTAGATCGCGCGTTGCAGTTGATGCTCTGCCGACATCTTGCTTGGGATGCGGCCTGTTGTTTTAAGATCGATGACAACGCCATGATCGGGGAATACAAAGTCAAGGTATCCGATCACAGGGATCTCAAAGTCATCTGTCTTGGCTGTAATGCTGATCTTTGTTTGCCCATCTTCAGGGAACTCGGGCTTGCCGTAATGCTCAAGCTCTTGGAGTGTTAGCTCCATGCACGGCTCAATCATGGCGCGCTCTTTGGTGATCTTTTCGTCAGCCATGAAGAACATGCTGTCAAATTTTTCCAATGCCTGATCGAGAGCGCCGGCTTTGTGCAGCTTGCCGATCAGCGTGTTGGCAACGGCCTCTTCTGTGCAGATGCCACGCATTGCAGCGGCGCCCATAGGTGTGCGTTTCTTGAATAGGTATGACGCAACCCAAACGTCTGGCGCGTTAGTCCAGAGGTTGATTGACGATGCTGACAGGTGCTTGATACCGTGCTTTTCAAAACCGTTCATGCTGTTAGCTTTCCATATAGGGCCAAGAGACAGGCCTCACTTCTGCCATCATCCTTGACACGTTTAAACAGGTCAGCCTGCGCAGGCCATCTTTGGCTGGCGAGAGATCGGCTGAGGCCTTTGTCTTTGTTGAGGCCAAGGTATGACTTCCACTTGGCCGGCGTGACCATTGTCATTGGCAGCTTGTGCGCTGCAACAGCCATCTGCGTGGCGCCGTAGGACTGGCCGAAACGGAACATGCTGCTGACACCTTGACCTCTCATGGCGGCAACCTGCTCCAAGATAACGTGGTGCGGTTCATCGCCTTCTGGTTTAAGTATTTCGTGCAGCTCGTACAGGTTTAGCTCCGTCTTGCCTTTAATATTTTTATAGACCGGCATGTCATGCACCTCGACGCTGTTGCTGTCGGGCCAGTAGAATGCAATCGCACCAGTGAAGCCTGGGTCTATGCCGACAAAGACTGTCATACTTGGTCTCGGATCTTGATGCCGTTAAAGTTAAGAAAGAAGAAGATTGCTTCTTCTGTGAGATCGCGCAGGGTTGGGTCTTGCCCATCCATCTTTGCCCGATTCGTTTGCAGAACGCGCATGCCGTCAGCAAGCTCACACTTGATGCGGTGGTTCCACTGCTCTTTCTTCTGTTTCATCTTTCCCCCAGGGTTGCTAGTCGTTCCCCATACATAGTGCTAGCAATTATTTTTATCAAGGGTAATTTTTTGCTAGCAAAGGTATTGCAAAGTTGCTAGCAAGATTCTATATGTAATTTATAGACACAAACAAGGGAAACACGGACATGAAAGTATTCGATTTCACAAAAGGCACCAAGGGCGACTTGATCGCCAACATCAAACTCATCGACTACGCTGGTGGATGGCTTGTTGAGAAAGCCGGAAGCACCTTTAAGGTGCAGCTTGCTGGCGCGCATGGTCGCAAAAACGACCGCTGGTCGTGGCACTCAAACGCGGGTCATACGGTCAAGGGCGAAGATATTAACATTGACCCCAAAGATTTTGGCGCAGATGCCATCTGCTTCTGCACCGGCGAGTTTTTCCACCAGTGGCACGCGGGTCACCCTGACGCGAAAAGCCATTGGGATTGGAATGTGATCGGCACAACAGACTGGAACCGCGAAGCCTGCAAGTCAGGTATATTGAAATCCGCTAAAGTTTAACGCAACACGGGGAGCTGCGGCTCCCTACCTAAACAAGGAGACCCATCATGCACTTTGACAACGCAGTATCAATCTACCGCCAGCGCATTGACGCTGTATTCCGCAAAGATAACTACCTCGCGGAACGCCTGTTTGAAAAATTCCAATGGGCCTGCCGTCAGCACTGCAAGCAAACTGGCGCCAAATATCTCAAGACATGCTATGCTGCAATTGATCGTGCTTGAGTTTTTCACCTACAGTGGGATCGCAACTGGCTTGCTGTCCTGCCTCATTGCCTATGTAGCATTCAGGGGGATGGGGGCTTGGGCGGAAACAAGCATTGTATTCTTTATTGCCGCAATTCATGTCGCCATTATTATTGTTGGCGTAGACTTAATATAAAAGGAGAGCCACATGACAATCGACGAAATCAAATCCGCAATTGCCAAAGAGACCAGTTTTATTGACAATAAAATTAAGGTTATTGAAGAACTGAAAAGATACTATGGCACGGGTGTGCGCTCTGCATCTGCCAGTGCCGACATAGGAATGGAAGCAGCCATGCTGCAAAACGCAATTGCGTCCCGCAAAAACTTTGAGCAATCACTGAAGGAGATGACAGATGAAAGCTGATTGGGAAGATTATGTAATTATTATTAGCGCGTTTGTTGCTGCAAACGTATGGATCTCAGGCATTGTATGGGGGTGGTGGTGAGCGAACTATCCCCTGCCGAGCAGGCCATATTGCAATACCTACGCACTCAAGTGGATCGCTTGCAGGACGAGCGGTATCGGCAGGACGCAAGGCCGAGTATTGCCAATGAGCTTTTTATTGCCCAGCGCGATTTGAAGCAGTATACATCTGACCTTAGAAAAAAAGGATACAACATATAATGGTCAAAGTAGTAGACGTTGAAATAAACGCCATGTCATTTAAGCGCGCATTTAATCGGGAGCCTACTGAGGCAGAGATAGGGACGCTCATGCGTCTTAACGCCAAAAGAAACGAGGGGCAATGCGGCGGCAAGAATACAATTGACAAGATTGACAGGCGCTTGGCGTCAGCATCCAAGGCTCGGGATTACATTAAGAGCCAACCGCTCAAACGCAACATTGTAGTCACCCGCACTGCTTGGTCTGTCAACTACCTGCTCAAGCTAGACTTGAACAAATCACAAATCATGGACGTTCTGCACATAAGTGAGATCGCTTATGATCGGGCCGTCGAGCAATACAATCTGCCGCGTGACGGCATTGAGAGAAGGTTTAAGAATGAAAAGAGATGAGATATTAAAAGAAGCTGCGCGCATAATCAGCACCGAAAGGGCGGACGATTATGGGCCGGCAGATGAATCGTTCAAGCGGATTGCTCGGCTGTGGACAGCATATCTTGATGTGGCTGTTAGCCCTATGGATGCTGCCAATATGTTTGTACTGAGCAAGGTGCAGCGAACTCTTATGTCTCCAAGTAAAGATGATACATGGATAGACATCGCCGGATATGCGGCATTGGCAGGGGAGATGATGACGAATGAAAAGTAAGTTTACAGAACACGAGGTTCATATAGCCGGACTGGTCGGCGCCATCGTAGGGTTTTTATCAGGCGCTGTCTTAATGGCGTTGGTCGGCATTATATTTTAGGAATCGTGTGAGTGGCCGCTGTAAAAAATGTGACGCATTTGGTAGAGCGCGACCAAAAACAAACCGACCAAGCCCCGTGGCATCGAATGGTTGTATGTTAGTGGAAAGCCACCCACTAGAGATTTATAACAGCGCATCAAATTGCTTCAAGCTTTTTATGCGCTGTTTCTTTTTTTATTCATCATTGAAATCCGCTTGCCTTTGGCGACAGCCTCGCTCTTTGACGATGCACCCCAAGCCTTCAAGGATTTAAGAAGCGGCGTGTCCGTGCCGTCTTTCTTCTTTGTCGGCCCAGGCATCTTGCCCATGCGTTGCAGAAAAGCGGCTCGGCGCCCACTGTTGCCGGTTCTTTCTGGTGGCCGGCTCATGCTAGGCAGTCCGGTTCATCATTGACTTCTTTTTCTTAGCGGTCTTCTCGCTATCTTTAAAAGCCTGCGCAGTTGGTGCGCCTGGTGATCCAGGCTTGCGCATCTTTTCGCCAGATCCAGCGGCGATGCGCTTTTTCTTTTTGTGAATATTTGAGTACAAACCATCTTTAGCCATTTAACCACTCTCCTACGTTAAAGCCTGGGCAAGCTTTGCTTGCATAGTCATTGTGTCCTGAGACTGTTTCAATCTTGGGATACTTTTCTTTGTATTCTGCAATCAACTTGCGCAAAGCTTCGTCTTGTTCTGGCGTGAAGTTGTCTTCAAACTTGCCATTGGCTACACCGCCGCGACCACCGACCAGGCTTACGCCTATGGTTGTGGAGTTGCGGCCAGCAACGTGCGCGCCCTTGCGATCATCTGATCGGCCATGAGCAACTGATCCATCACGATGCACGATGGCATGGTATCCTATATCAGACCAGCCTCGTTCCTCAGTGTGCCACCGGCGAATCTCGTCAACGACATCTTTTGCCGACTTGCTTGCATACCAGTTAGCATTCGTTGCTGTGCAATGCACAACGATTTCATTTATTAGCCTCATTTTGTTAATCCTTGTTTCTTTTCATAACTGCGC